GCGACGGCCACCGGCCGCAGGGCGTCCACGTACTGGCGTACCGTCAGCGATCCCGTGGCGCCGGAGCTGGCCGCCGACAGGTCCACCGTCCGGCTCACAGGGGTATCACCGTGATCCCCCGATTGGAGAAGGTGCCGGTGCCGGTGCCGGTGCGGTACACCGCTGTGAAGGTGTTGGAGCCAGGAGTCAGGGCGTTGATCAGGAAGAGGCCGCCGGCCTGCTGCTGGGAGCTGCCGACCGCCCGGGAGTCGGCACTGCTGATAGAGCTGCTGCCGGTGACCGTGAAACTCATCAGCGCCGCGTTGGCCGAACTGGAGCATGTGCAGTTGGCCAGGATGTGCACCAGGGCGTTGGCCCCGGTCACCGCGGTGACCGAGGGCCCCGAGGTAGAGCCCAGGTTCGTGTAGGAGCTGGACGTGGCGGATGTCGGGGTCCGGGCAGCCAGGGTGTTCGGCCCGGTGGCGACCAGGATCTGCCCGGTCGCGGTGACCAGCGCCGGACCGGTCTGGTTCAGGTTGTCTCTGATGTTCGCATTGAACTGGGCGGCGGTGAACACACTGCCCGCCACCGCAGTCATTGGCGAGGTCCAGGCGATGAGGACCGCCCCCTCTCTCTGGCTGTAGGAGGGCTACTTGGCCGAGCCGGTCGCCTGCGCCGGGCCCGCGTTCGCCGCAGTGCCGCGCGCCGGCTTCGCGGCGGGTGCCTTGGCGGCGTCGGGCCGATCGGCGTTGACATCGGCCTCCAGACCGACTATCCGGGCGTCCAAAGCCTCCAGCTTCGCGTCGATCCCGGCAGCGTGCTCCCCGATCAGCTTGCGGACCCGGTCGTCCACCCACTCTTCGAGCTTCCCCTGTGCGGACATGCGCTCCTCCTGCGGTCGTTCCCGCCAGGATGCCACGCGGTGGGAGGCGGGCTGTCCGCTAGGCGACGCCGTGCTCCCGGCTCTCCGCGCGCAACTGCTCCAGAGTCTGGCCGTGCTCGATCCGGAAGCCGACCGCTCCCGCGTGGTCGGCCGGGTACCAGTTCCGGGTGGACGGGATCGGCCGCCGGCCCAGCAGTTCGACCACGGCGTCCATGAAAGGCTGCGGCGGCCATTCGATCCGGGCCGCCTGTCCGCAGTAGGAGCACAGGAACGCGGGCTTGCGCACGTCGCGGGGGTTGCCGGGCCCCGCCGGGCAGCCGGGGCGTCGCAGGCCGAACAGGTATTCGGCGTTGGCGCAGCCCTCGCGCGGGCAGTCTGCCGTCCACTCGCCGCTGTAGAGGTAGGCGCGCGCGGTCTCCGCCATCAGGTCCCCAGGAGGTTGACGTCGAACTGGCCGTTGGTCGGCGAGTCGAACACGAACACGGTAGCGGCACTGTCACTGGACGGGGGGTCGAAGACACCCGCGTCGAAGCCCGCACCGCGCTGGTCGAAAGTGAACGGGTTGGTGCTTGCGTACGGTGCGGCCTCGCAGCCGAGGACCACGGCGTGGACCGGGGGCAGTCCGGGCTCGTTCATGCGCTGAACGGTGTGAGTGATCGTTTCTACAAAGAAGTCGCTGTTCAGGCCCAATTCGTCGTTCTCGATAGAGACCATGTCCGAGATCTGGCGGCCGACCACCTGCATGTAGTGGACCGGGTCGCCTGAGACGACGCGCAGTTGGACGGTAGGGCGGCGCTGGGCGTAGTGCAGGAGGATGATCTCGCCGATGGCGTTGGCGTCCTCGACCCCGGCCCAGGGACACGACCCGGTGTAGTCCTGCTCGCCGTGCTCGGCCATGCTCCCGGTGTCCTGCTGGAGGACGGCCACCGTGGTCACCACGGGCACCGTGTACGCCTGGAGCTGCATCCCGGTGACGACGATGTCCCCGCCGACGGCCTGGACCATCACCGTCACTGCCGCGCCGGAGGTCTGGCTCAGTGTGACACTCGCAGTCCCGGCACCGGTAGAGGTGACCTGGTAGTCGGTCCCGGCTACGGGGATCTGCGCCATCAGGAACGGATCGCTGGTCTGGACGGCCAGCAGCAGGGAGGTCCCGTTGCTGATGGCGTAGGTCGACGTGGTGGACCAGACCGGGGACAGGGCCTGGGCGACCGCCCGTTGGCCCACGGAGAACGGCACACTGTTGACGATCTCCAGCCAGCCGTCGTCATAGGTGAACGGCGGTGTGAACGACAGCCCGGTGGGCGCCGGGGAGGCGCAGTCGAAGGCCTCGCCCGCCTGGAAGTACCCCTGCGGGGTCTGGCACCGGGGGTTGAGCAGCCGGTGGTCGCGGTCCTGGAAGGTGAAGGTCCCGTCGGGGGCGATGAAGGCGATCGACGGCGGTCCCTCCGATGCCACCAGGTCGTTGATGGCGCTGCCCGCAGCGGACGAGGCCGTGCCGTCCAGCCACCACCAGGGCATCACGGTCGCCCCCGGGTCGACGTTCCGGGGCCCGGTCCAGCCGACCGCGTCCAGGATGTGGTTGACCGCGTCCCCGGTCCGGATGCCGGAGTACAGCGGAGTTATGATCTTGGTGGCCTGGAACAGGCCCTCGTCGTCCAGCAGGGTGAAGGCCACTGTGCGGTTGCTCTTGTCGGCGGTGACCGTGTAACCGTTGATCTGTCCGTGGAACAGCGGGTAGGCGGTGCCGGCGAACGTGACGAACCCCGCGGTGGGCCTGGCCGAGTCCAGTGTCCCCGCCAGCGGGGAGGACGACCAGCTCGGGGAGTAGGTGCGGTGGCTGTTGTTCAGCGTGTAGCTGGCGCTGCCGAGCTGCGCCGGGGTGGTCTGCCGCTGCTGGTCCCTGCCGTAGGTGAACGTGATGCCCGGATCGAGCAGGTCAGGCAGGATGTCGTTGCCCGGCTCGATCCGCAGGCCCGTCGCGGGCAGGGTCGGGTCCAGCAGCATCAGGCCCCACACGTAGTAGGCAGCCGAGGAAGCGGGTGTGCCGCTGTGCCGGGCCCTGGCGACCCCGGAGGAGGCCCCGGCCGGAGCCGTGAAGGCCTGGACCGACCGGGTCCAGGCCCCGGTTCCGACAGGGTTGGCAGACCCGGTGCTGGTGCTGATGAATGCCCCGGTGCTGGTGTACCAGTCGATGCAGGCCTGGATGTCGGTCCAGCCCGGAGGCGAGTAGACCCAGCAGTCCGCGGCGTAGCTGTTCCCGGGGACGACGGAGCCGGCGGGCGTGGGGGCCAGGTTGACCCCTCCGGTTGCCGAGGTTCCGTTGGGGGTTACCAGAGCGCAGGGCACCGCGGGTGAGAACGGCACGGTGTGCGCGGCCGAGGTGCGCCGCATCCACTGGAGGGTGCAGTTCGAGGGGTTCCAGCCGGACAGCCCGTAGACCGGGTACGGGTTGGTGCTCAGGACAGCGCCGATGAAGTCGAAGCCGTTCAGGGACCAGTCGGTGGCCCAGGAGTACTGCGGATAGCCCTGGGTGGTGCAGACGGTCGACCAGGGCTGCGCGACTGCGATCACAGCGGCAGCCGGGACAGTGCCGGAGGCGGAGGCGGTCTGCGCGAAGGCGGTGGTCTCTCCGGCGGAGGATCCGGGCACGATGCTGACGGCCAGCATGACGTCGCCCATAGACGTCCCGTTGTGGACTGCCGTGGTCTGCCGCTGGGTCTGCACTCCAGCAGAGAGGGAGCCGCTGTCCGCCAGGAAGTAGGACAGCTCGTTCGCCTGGCTGGAGTTGATGCGGACCGTGTCCGCCGGGGAGACCGAGCAGGTGGTCCCGGGCCCGTTGCGGAACCGCAGGGTGAGCACCCACTCACCGGCCTGGGAGGTGGTCAGCTGCGGATGCGCCTGCGCATCGGCCCCGCCGGCCGTGACGGTGTAGGCCCGGTAGTTGTCGATGGGGCCGCTGGCGCTGACCCCTGAGTACGCCCAGATGAACGCCGCTACCGTGGGGTCTCCCTTCGGCCAGGAGTCCTCGGCGTCCAGGTAGATGAACTGCTCTACGCCTTCGGTGCCGTCGGCGATCCGGTAGTAGACCGCCGCCATGGCGGGGGCCAGGGAGCCGCCGGAGGTGCCGGAGCGCCAGCGGCCCAGGAACGTCCAGCCGAAGGGCGGGCGCTCGTTGGCGTTGCAGTCGAACTGCAACGCCATCAGGAGCAGGTTGCCCGCGACGAAAGTCGGCGGAGTGGGTACGGACAGCGCTCCGGAGACCGGGGCGTACGCGGTGGCCACCGCGCCGATGGACTGGAAGGCGACGGCCACGGGTCACGGCCCCGTCAGGGACCGCAGGCGGCCCTTTTGCTTGGCGGCCTGGAGTGCGCTGATCATCCAGTTCTCCAGCTCCTGCTGGCTGCCGATGGGCCCGTGGAAGTGGAAGTTGTAGGTGTCTCCGCCGCCCGCCGACTCGCCGGGGCCGACGACCCGCTCCGGCTTGCCGGTGCCGTTGTGGGCCACCGTCGTGCCGGGCATGAGCCAGCCGCCCTTGTCGTACCAGTTGTCGGCGACCTCGTGGGACCAGGCCGCCGCCGGACTGCCGTACCGCTGGGCGATGTAGTCCTCGCCCCAGGCGACCTGGGCCTTGTAGTCTCCGAGTGCGTACGGGTGGCCGTGGCCGAGCGCCTGGGGGATTCCGTAGGCTCCTGAGCTGGCGTTCACCGCATTGGGGTTCCACCCGCTCTCCTGGTTCCAGAGCTTGATCAGCGGGCCCATCTGGTTGGACCCCCAGCCGTGGCCGGCCAGCAGGCTCTGTGCGAACTGCTGGATGGGGCCCACGGCGGTCCCGGAGAAGCCTCCGGAGTTGGTCGTCATCGCCGCGTACAGCGAGGACGCACTGGTCTGCGCGAGCTGGGAGACGGCCGACAGGACGGCTGCGCTGATCTGGGTGGCCGTGGGGCGTGCCACACGGACGTCGAAGCCGCCGACCGGGCCGCCGGCGGCGAAGGCGGGCAGTGTCCCGGCCACGGCCGCGCCGCGCATGTTCGCCACGGCTCCGTGGCCGCCCGCCGACTGCACCTCGGCAGCCGTCCACATGTGCTCTCCGTTGGAGCCCAGCATCACCACGCTGTCCGAGGTGGCCGTACCGGGGCCGCGCACGGGGCCGCCGCCGGCCAGCCCGGGCAGGCCCTTCTTGCCGGTGTTCGCCGCGGCGGCGAAGTCCACCGACGCGGTGAAGGTCTTGTTCCGGATCCCGCCCATGGAGGCGTTCACATCGTTCTTGAACGAGTTGATCGCCGCCGCCGCCGTCTTCAGCTTCCCGCCCAGGCCGGGCACCCAGCCGAAGGCGTCTGCGGCCCCCTTGACGATGACCTCGGCCACCTCCAGCCACAGGTCGATGATGAAGTTGAAGTACGGCTCCAGGACTTTCGACCACATGAACTTGGCGGCGGTCTCAATTCCTGAGAAGGTATCCTCGACTATCGAGCGGAAGGTCTGGCTGTGCTCCCAGGCCTCGTAGAAGCCGACCCCCAGGGCGACCAGTGCGATGACCACAAGTCCGATGGGGTTGGCGTCCAGGACTACGTCCAGTGCGCCCTGCGCGATCGACAGCGCCCCGGTAGCGATAGTGGCGACTCCCTGGGCCCCTGCGAGGACAAGCGTCTTTGCAGCAGCCAGAGCCGTTCCGTCAGCCAGGGCGGTCATCGCTCCGGCGAGGCCCTCCCAGATAGCGATCCCGATAAGGCGGACCCGGAGCACCAGCAGGCTGTCGTTGAACAGGTACGTCTTAACCGCGGCCAGGGCAGTCCCGTCGGCCACGGCGGTCACGGCCCCGGCGATGCCGTCCCACACGGCCATCGTGATCAGCCGGCCGCGCAGGACGAGCAGGCTGTCATCGAAGAGGTACGTCTTCACGGCGGCCAGAGCGGTGCCGTCGGCCAGGTTGGTGACCGCGGTGGTGATCCCGTCCCACACGGATACCGCGATCAGCCTGCCGCGCAGAACGACCATGGAGTTGCCCAGGTTGAACACCGCGGTGGAGATGCCGTCCCAGACGGCCATGCCGATCAGCCGGCCGCGCAGGACGAGCATCGTGTTGCCCAGATTGGTGACCGCAGTGGTGATCCCGTCCCACACTGCGATGGCGATGAGCTTGCCGCGCAGCACGAACATGCTGTCGCCTACGCCGCCGACCACACCGGCGAGGTACGTCCATGCGGCAGAGACGGTCCCGCGCAGTTTCGTCGCTCCGGAGGACAGGCTGTCACTGATGATCAGCCATCGGAGGTACATCGTGTCCATCACGCCCTGGACCGCGGCTACCCCGCCCTGGATCCCGGACCAGATGAGGGCGGACTGCTGGAACGGGAACTTGACGATGCTGACAGCCAGACTGGTGATCGCCATGATTGGCTTGATCACCGCGAGAGCGGTCAGCCGGACTTCCAGCGGGATGAGGGCCAGTTCGACAAAGTTGTCGATTGCACCCTTGTTGGTGTCGATGAACTGCGACAGGTGCACCAGGGCCGGTCCGAGTGTGTTCGCCAGGATCCCGGCGATGCTCTCGATGGCCTGGAACCCGGTGCCTCCCAGGTAGAGCAGCACGGGGGTGGCGGCGACCGACAGGTTGGTGAATGCGGTGCCTACGTCCTGGGCTGCGGTCGCGAAGTCCAGGAGGATCTTCTGGGTCTGGGAGCCGAAGGACTTCCCCAGCTGATCCGCTATGGACGTACTGGTCAGCGGCATCCCGGACAGGCCCCCGGCCAGCGGCAGTCCGACCGGGGCCTTGGCCGAGGACAGGTCCGTGTTGGTGGGGGCCTTCGGTGCCAGGTTCGAGCTGAAGGTCCCGAACAGGGTGTTGGGGTCGACCAGGGCGGCTGCCTTCGCCTTGGTCTGCGTCAGGCTGCCGATGAAGCCGTTCAGGAACCCCTCAGCGACGTGCGTGTCCTGCTCCAGCTGACTGACCGGGATCAGGTTGCTCAGGTCCGAGGTGAAACGGGCCAGCAGGGGGAGGCCGGACTCGTTGACGAACGAGAAGAACTGGGTGGTGACCGGGATCAGCTTCTCGCCGATCGAGATGGCCGCCGACTGGACGTTGCTCTCGAAGATCTTGATCTGCGCCGACATGGTCGCCTGCTGCGCGGCCTCGGCGGCAGCCAGGTTGCCCGACGTTGACTGGATCTGCACCAGTTTCTTCTGGAGGGTCGAGTAGTTGTTGACCATCGTCAGGATGGCCGAACTCGACCGACCGCCGCCGAACGCCTTGCTCAGCAGGATGGCCTGCTGGGACAGCGACAGGCCCGACTTGTCCAGGGCCGTCTTCAGCAGGCCGATGGTGCCGACCAGGCCCGCCGGGGAGCGCATCTCGTTGGCCAGCTGGAGGCCCGTCAGGCCGATCGTGGCCAGCTGCTTGGACGCGACGGAGGACGGGGCCGCCAGCAGGGACAGGCTCATCTTGAGCCTGGTGGCCGCGTCGGTGGCCGGGACGCCCTCGTCCGTCATCAGCGCGAGGGACGCGCCGATCTGGGACAGGCTCACGCCGAACGTCTTGGCGGCGGGCAGGATCCCGGTGCCGATGGCGGAGACGAAATCCGTCATCTTCATGTTGCCCGCGCCGATGATGGCGTTGACAGTCCCGGCAGCCATGGCGAAGGTCTGCGCCCCGGCGATGCCCGAACGCCAGGCCCCGGCCAGTGCGTTGGTCGTGGCCTCCAGGTTGCTGCCGCCGACCGCCGCCAGGTCGGACGCCTGCTTCAGGTCGACCATCGCCTGGGTGTTGTCCAGGCCCACGGACTTGAGGTGGTACAGCGCCTCGGCGAGCTGGTCGGGCCCCTGCTGGACGTCCTTCATGCCGAGCACAGCGGTGGTCAGCGTCTTGACGTCCTTGGCGGACCCGCCTGCCTGGGTCTGGATCGTCTTCATGACGTTGTTGAAGGTGTTCGCCATCACCACGGTGGTGGCCGCCGCGGCGCCGAGCGCCAGGACACCGACGGCCGCCCCGGCGGCGACTTTGCCGAACCCGCCCAGGGACTCCTCCGCGGCGGCGGTGTCGGCCGTCATGGTGATGTACCCCATGCCGAGCAGCGTGCCGCGCCCGATGCTAAGCGCCACCCGGGGTCACCCCCATCGCGCTCAGGAAGCTGGACGAGGCCTCTTCCTCATCGGTCCACCAGCCGGGGGCCCGTGGATCGCGGGTACTCTCGCGCTGGTCCTGTACGCGGTCCACGCGCCAGACGTCCACCAGGAGGTCGTTGTCGAGGGCCCGCTGAGCGTCCTGCACGGTCCCTCCCTCCGCCGCCGACTGCCCTTCGTAGAGCGTGTAGTAGACGAGGTTCAGGAACTGGTCGAGGGGGAGTTCGCGGAGATCGATACCCCTCCCTGCGTACTTTCCGTCGAGAAGGTGCCAGACTCCAGGCCTGACTGCCCATCCGGCGAGTTGTCGGATGGCTGCGTAGGGCGCAGCCCGTACTCTCCAAACAGCCACATGGCTATGTCGTTGAGCTGGCCCAGGTCGACCGGCCGGTCGTTGTCGCCCAGCCGCTCATCAAACCGGACGTACGACTCCTTCTGGAGGCAAAGCTGCATGACCTCGCGGCACGCCTCGTATTGGGCCTCGACACCGCCCGCGCTCTGGGCGGACAGGATCGCCGTGTTGACCTTGGTCACATAGCCGATCAGGGTCTTGGCGGCCATGCCCGGATAGGCGTGGAAGGTCTCACCCTCCAGCGTGAAGGAGATGTCATCGCGGGTCCTGCTGAAATCCTTGGTCGGCATGCGTTCACGGTAGAGCTGCGAATTCCATGATCGTTCCCTAGAGGTCGACTTCCTCCATCGCCCTGGTCAGGAACGGGTTGGCCTTGGTCCCCGGGTGGTGTACGACGGGTCCGAAGACCTGGCCGCTCGACACGTTCCTCAGCGGCCAGGAGCCCTTGCTGCGGATGATGTGCGGCCGGGTCCCCTCGTTGACGAACACCGTGGCCGGGTGGGTGCTGCGGATCACCACGGTGGTGCCGAGGATGTTGCCGGTGTAGTCCGAGCTGATGCCCTTGCGCATGCCCTCTGGGGCCAGTTCCTTGGCCCGCTTGGCGACGGCCTGGCCGCGCAGGATCATCCGGCGGCCGACGGCCCCGGTGGGGCTGCGGAGCATCCGGCGGATGGCGATCTGGTCCATCTCGATGCGGATGTGCTCAGCCACGGGGCATCCCCACCAGGAAGCGCAGTTCCGTGCCGACGCAGCCGCCCTCGGGCCCCATGGTGGCCTGCTGGTCGATCACGTAGTCGATGAGGTCGTTGTCGCCCTTCTCCTGGCACAGGAACGCTGCCGAGGTGGTCAGCACAGTCCAGGCGTCCCCGAGGAGAGTCTGAGCAGCCGTCGTCATGGCCTGCTCAGTGGGGTAGATCGTGGTGTTGTTCTGCGGTACCGGGGCGCAGCGGATGATCTGCACCACGTATTCCGCCACCTCCCAGGCTGGCTGGCAGCTGCCGACGACCTCGGTCTGCTGCTCGGGGAAGCGGTCGGAGAGGTAGATCCGGTCGACACTGATGGCCAGCATGCCGCAGTCGCAGGCGTCCCACGGGATCGACCCGGGCACCATGCAGGCCCTCTGGACCGCGACCGGCAGCGCCGCCTGAATCAGGGTCAGCAACGCGGTACCCAGGTCGAAGAACTTGATGGCGCCGGTCTCCGGCGCGGTGGTGGTCACGGTGTTCCCGTGGATCCGCTGAGTACCTCGGCGGCCAGCTTGTCGATCACCGCGTTGCTCAGGCCCTTGCAGGCGGCGGGCTCGGTTCCGGTGACGCCCTGCTCCCCGGCCTTGAGTTCCTGGACCAGTGCCGCCTTGCAGGCGGACTGGCTGGGTGCCGGGCTGCTGCCGCAGGCAGCCAGCAGCGGTAGAACGGCGATGACGAGGAGCAGAGCAGCGCGCTTCATCCGTGCCTCCGGGAGTGGGTGACGGTCCGGGAGGGCCAGTGTCGCAGCCGGGTCCATTTCACGTCCCGGTCCTCCGCACGCGTGGCCGGTCCACGCTGTAGACCCGGGCCCGGCTCTGGAGCATGTTCGGGTTCTCGGAGGCCAGGAACAGGTCGCACAGGTACAGCCCGGTCCGGCCTTCGTTGATGATCGAGTTGATGTCCGGGAAGGTCATCGTCACACCCTGGCGAGCGAGGTTGGTCACCGTGGTCGGCAGGTGGCAGTCCCCGTCGCCGGTGATGGCGGCGATGATCTCGCAGGCGAGCTGGCCGACCGCCAGTTGACCGCTGACCGGGACGGCCAGGCCGTAGTCGGCGGTGACCGACCAGGTGCCCGGCTGGCTGTCGGCCAGCGCCAAGTTGTTGCACCGGGGCCAGTGCCCGCCGTCGGTGCGGACCACGATCCGGTTGTTATCGAGCCGGTAGGCGGAGGAGTCCAGGACCGCCCCGTCCACCAGGATCTGGGTGATGTCGGCGACCTCGGCCGGAAGGTAGAACTCCGGGACGAAGGCACAGGAGCAGCTGTCCCCGCAGGACCCGCAGCCCATGGGGAACCAGTAGGAGAAGTCCCAGGCGGCGGTGGCCAATGGTGCCCCGTAGGAGGCCCAGGGCACCGCGTACGCCCCGCCGTCGCCGGGGCCGCCGTCGTAGTCCTCGCGGCGGCACGGCCGCAGCGTCACCGAGCAGGTGCCGAACCGGCGCCCCGACAGCGACCACAGGATTCGTGTCGCGCTCTGCACGGCGTAGCCGGTCACAGTCGGGGAGGCCGTGGAGACGTCGCACGACCAGTACACGGGCCACGGTGAGCAGGGCCCTGCGTCCAAGGTCATGGCCTGGCTCCTCTCATCACGCCGCCATCAGGGCGAACAGGCTCTGGGTGATCCGACGGGCCAGGTAGGCGTGCCCGGCGTCGTTCGGGTGGACGTTGTCGGTCGCGTTCACGTAGGTCGAGGCGTTCGCGGCGGTGATCCAGGGCCCGCTGGTGAACACCTGGGCCCCGGCGGCGTTGTAGACGTTCCCGGTGATCGGGCTGACGAACGGCAGCCCGGCCGCCAGCGCCGCAGCCTGGAGGGTGCTGTCCGTGGCGGTGACCGAGGGCGCCGCGGTGCCGCTGGGCGACCAGCAGCCGAACACGGTGACCGCCGCGTTCGGGGCCGCCGCCTTCAGGTCGGTGTAGACCTGCGCGGCGGCTGCGGAGATGGCCGGCTGGCTGCCGGTGTTGTCGTTGTAGCCGCCCCAGACGATCAGCCGGTCGAAGGCGTAAGGTGCGATGTCCTGGGCTATGCGCACGTCGAAGACCGCGTACGCGCCCGGCGTGATGTAGCCGGTTCCGCCGCGCGCCTGGTCCCAGACGTCGGTGCAGCCGAGCAGCCGGGCCGCCCGCAGCAGCCAGGTGCCGCTGCCCGCAC